TGGAATAGTTGTTCTACTATTTCTTTATGACCAAACAATTCCCACATAGGCTCTGTTGCTAACAATTTATCTAGATGTGTTTCGTTCTCGATATCTTTGTAAATGTTATTATTTAAAACATCTAATTTAAAATATCCTAACTCTTCTGCTTCTTTATGGTCTATAGTGCTATAGCCTTCTAACGGAAATTTAGGTACAGGTTGTAAATATACACCTGTATTGTGTTTTTCAAAATCTCCATCACGTTTAATACTCGCAGGAGTATTTTCAATAAGTTTTAATAACTTATCTCTATCCGCCATATCAATATCTACATCAAAGTCTATTTTCATACTATGTGTTCTTCACGTTCTTTCTTTGCTGTTCGTTTAACACCTGATTTGCTTGTATACTCATCTGTAATACCTTTTGTTCCTGCAGGAAGTCCTGATATTAATACATATACAATCATGCTTACCATAATTAATATACCAATTATAAAAAAAATAAAATCCATGTTATATCTCTTTATTCTTATATTCTTCCGCTAGTGGAAAAATATTTGCAATAACATCTGCTACTGCATGAGCAATATCTATATGCTCTTTTTGTGTACCATTAGCACCACGTAATTCTATATAGTGAATCCAACTACGCAATGTACCATTTACATACATACGGCTTACAGTATTTCCTTCTGGTAGTACTGCTCTTGCTTGTTCTTTAGCAATACCATTGCTTATAGCCCAACTGTATGCGTCTGTGGCGGCTTTTATTACATCTCTTTGGCGTTTATGCCATTCAATTTCTAAACCGTCGTTATCTGCTTCTATGCTGTTTTGTCTGTTTTTAGGATCTTGCAATCTTGCTTGTCTAGTTTCAAAATCTAAATCCTGTGTAGGATCTGCATAACGTTGACTAAACTCTTGGAAACTAAAACTTCTATGTCTCAGTATCTGTCTAGCAATGTCTCTTGTTGTTTCAATTTCCAAACATGCTGATACCATTTCAAGTGGTGACCAATGTTTGTGTTTTATCAAATACTTTACAAGTTTTTCACTAGTTTCAGTATTTAGTTGATTATCGGGATTGCTTACCCTAGCACAATAGGCAATTAAGTCTAATGCTGATAATTTATGTAAACTATCTTCCATTGGTGCTTGACTGTGACTTATAATTTTAACTTTCATCTAAAAATTCCTTATTATTTTTTATAAATGCTTTTGCTACTTCATCATGACCCCATTGGTCAAAATGTGATGCTAGTCCTACCCAGCCTCGTTCTTTACTAAGTTCTTTCCATTTTGCTATTGAGCCAAATGTTTCTGGAATAATATCCCACATTGGCATTATAGCGAAATCTGGTACTCTTGTCAATATCGAATTCATCATAGAATTAGTAAATGGGAATGGTAAAAATATACATTTAACACCTCTAGCATCACAAATAGTTTTAACTAAACTAATACTAGATAATGTTCTCATATATTTCTTGTACAACGGAGTATAATAAAACTCCTCATCATCTAAACCTAAAAATACCTGTCCATGCCTATCTACAGGTCTAATAGCAGAAGTATCATCTAATAGTAGTACTTCGTCTGGTACCATTCCTTTATATGGTCCTTCTCCAGGTTTCATATCCATTCTATGTGCTATCCAGTTTTTATTACCCATTCTTGCTACAGTTGGGTCTTTAGGTTTAGTAGGTAAAAACTGATTAAATACTATTCTAAGTTTATCATAAAACGAATTGCTTGAAGAAATACTTATAGACAGTTCTCTATCAATATCAATAATTTGTTCTGCAGTTAATCGTTTTTCTTCTTGATAATGCTCAACAAAAGTATATGTACCTGTATAAATTAAATGTGTAATTTTTCTATCATTTAATATACGCCCACATGTGATAAAAGCGCCTGCTTCAAAATCACTCCATGGCACACCTTCATACACAACTTCTTTAAAACCTGCGGCTTCGCCTATTTGGTCAGCCCAATGTACTTCATCCCAATTACACATAGAGTAACTTGCACCACTAACCATTAGTTTCTTTTTCATAAGTTGGCTTCCTTACATGTTTGCTTAACTTCTTTGACCTCTTCTGCATTATTACTAAACAGTTTCATCCAAAATGGAGGATCTATTATGTCATCTATCATTTTTATCTGTTCGTCATTAAAACGTTCTAATAAAGAACCACCTGTTTCACTAAGATATAATATCCATGGACTAATTTTTCCGGATCTTAAATCAAATACTGCTCTTGCTGGTGTTACTTCTGTAAAATAGGTTTGCCATCCTGTGTTATTATCTTCACTCCATTCTGCAAGATATATAATGCTTCGTTCTAATGCTTTTAATCCAGGTTCTTTTCTTACATACTCTTTCAAAAACTTATCATATTGTGCATCGGATATCCATTGCTTTAATTTAACACCATTTTTTATTAACCATTCTGTAAATTTTTCTGGTGCTAACCATTCATTAACTTGACATGCTCTGCCAAACTTAACAAATGACTCATAATAAGGACTCATAATAAAATCTTCTATACTTTTAGGTTCTTTAGCACTAGTATTAAGTTCATAAAACATTTGAAATGCACGATGACTTAGCCTTATATGGCTCATATCTTTATCTGCAAATCTTCGTTTCTTTACACACATATGAACTGCCAGAGTTTTCTCCGATTTAAAAGATTTCTTGCACCATTTACATTCCATTATTTGAATATCTCTTTTATTTCTTTATCTGGCATACCTGAGTCTTTGACATACTGTTTAAGTTCATCTTTTGTGTTTATATTTAACATAAGTTCTACTTCGTCTGATTTTAAATGTGGAAACATATCAGACATTGCATTAAAAACTTTATTTTTCTTCTTTCTTGTGTTAGGCGGTTTTATATATTCGTGATTTTGTGATTTACCACAACCTGCTACAGTAAACAGTAACCATTGTAATTCAGGGTGTTTGCTAACATCACTAAATCTGTTATTCACAGTTTCATTAACCATATACAAGTAGTCTGCCGACATAGTACCTCTAACACAACTAGCATACCTCATCATCATCCAGGCACTAAATGCCTTTTTTTGCTCAGCAGTAAGACTATTATACCAGCCACGGTCTTTTTTATCTATGGCTCGCATTACTTCTGCTAAAGGAATCTGAGGTTTCTTAGCCATTTTTATTTTCCTGTTGTGCTATAAGTTCAGCAATTCTTTTTTCTTGTTCTTTGATTACATCTGCTTGGTCTTTTATAGTTTTCTTTTGAAACTTTAGTTTATCGCTTTGATGTTCTTGTTTCTCACTCATTAAAAGCCTCCTACAATCTGTTGAAATATTTTTATGTAATGTTCTTCACCATCTGCTACAGTTTTTGCCCAGTCATCATTTGCATTTTCATCTGCACTATCACTAATATATTTAAAACATCTAAAGTTTACATCTGCTTGTTTACATGCTTTTGCTATTGCATAGGCTTCCATATCTACTACGTCTGATATTACTTCTTCTTTAGTGATATCATTTACAAAATTATCTCCTGTACTACAACACATATCTTCTATATCGCCATTCAATAAAACTACACCTTTCTCAAAAGGTGTTTGCCCTATAGCAAATCCTAGTTCACAACACATCATATCACGTTGTACAAAGTTTTTAATTTCATGTATTCCAGATGCTACACTAACACCTCCTGCTGTACCAAAATTAAATACAGTTTCTGGTTTATATCGTTCTATTAGTTTACCAGCAGTAATACCTGCATTGACTTTGCCAACACCTGTGAAAAATACATTATCCCAAGATGCCATATTAGGTGCTTCTTGCTCTAATGCAATTAATATAATATTTCTCATTTATTCGCCTTCAAATTCTATTAATGTTTCTACGTTATAACCTTGTTCTTTTATTATAGCACTTCCTTGTAAAGTGGGCAAGTTTATTACACCTAAAATTAAAATATTCTTTTTAGGTATTTTCCAATTCTCATGTATCAAGTCAGCACAGGCTAATGCTGTTCCACCTGTAGCAATCAAGTCATCTATAATAACAACATTACTTACTATAGGAGAAATTTCTTGAATATGTAATTCTGTTTCTCCATATTCCAACTTAAACTTTTTGCTTACAGTTTTATTAGGTAACTTGCCAGGCTTCCTAGCCATTACAAAAGGCAAATCCATGTCTCTGGCAATTGGTGCCCCAAACACAAAACCTCTACTTTCAATACCTACTATAGTATTTCCATTAAACTGCATACAATGTTTAGTTAATTGTGTTAAAGTATAATTAAATCCTTCTGGTGCTTCAACTAACGATGTAATATCCCTAAACTGTATTCCAGGAATAGGGTGATCCGGAACTGTTCTAATATAATCTTTAAGATTCATATTCATCATCGTACTCTTCCCAATACTCAGACAAATCCTCATCTTCAGGATCTTTATAACTATCTCTCCATTGATCCGTACTCCAGCCAACTGCGGCTTCATAACTCTTGCCCATTGTGTCGTTGTAGTCGTAATTTGCTTCTAACAGTTCTTTATCATACCAAACATCTTCTACAAATTCGCCCATATGAGTTTCATTGACACTCATTACAAGTTTGTTTTCTTCGAAAGGTTCGTCTGTATCCACAAACCAAGTAGCAAAACCACCTTTTTCTACGCTCATAAAAATCATAACAGGTGTACACCCTTCCGGAGTTTCGCCTTCTGAGTCTGTGCTAATGTATCCGCCTTCTCTACCTTTAAGCCAATGTGCTTCGCAACTAATTTCATTTTCATCGTATGCATAATCATCGGATTCATCTGCAGGAACACTTGATACCATGAACCCTCCATCTGCAAAGGCGGCGTTAATATGTTCTTTATCATCTACTGCATACCATCCTTCAATCTCATTGCCTTCAGCAGTAATGTCTGGTGAATTAGGATCTTGCTCGTCATCATCGTCCCATTCACTTAGTGACAGTACATGGTCTATAAAACCACTTGAATGTGAACCATCTTCTTCAATCTTGGGTGCCCAGTATTTTGCAAATTCTTCAGTAACAGTACCCATGGAACATTCGCCACCATATCTTCCGCCTTCAATTCTATATCTATATTTTGCCATTTTTTTCCTCCTAGTCTAATAAATGTCCCACGTCAATTTCTTGTGGGATTTTGTTGGCTTCCTTAACAAACATAGCACACCTTGGATTTGGTCCGTCTTCTAACGGTATCAATAACATGTGTCCGTGTTTTAGTTTAGGAAAGAACCATTTCACATCTTGAAAGATATTAGTGATTTTAATTTCCTCTGCTTGTAGTAACGATCCACTTAATGGATTTAATGTTACTGTTAAGAAACCTCTATTGTTTAAACTTGTTAATGGTATAACTTCTATACCACTTAAATCTTCATCTGTAATTGCTATACTCCAATCCATTGGCATTTGCAAATTATATTGTCCTATTTGCAAACAAATTGCCGGGGCATAAAAACTTTCTAAAAATATAAGAGGCAAAAAATAATAATCCATAAATTCTGGATCTGTTGTATCAAATATCGAAAATCTGATATCATCTATTTGGTCTGGTACTTGGTCTATTTCATAGACTGTATTATCTACTGTTAATATTCTCATCTATACTCCACTTTTGTTACTTGAAATCTAAAATCCTGCTGTTTATAAAAAGCCTTTCTTTTAGTCAAATGTCTTTTACTATATTTTAGATTACTAGTAACATCGATAACTTGTAAGTAATCCTTGTCTTCTGCTTTACGGATTCCTCTACCAATACTTTGTATTACTCTAACAAAACTTTTGCCTGGTTCTAGTAATACTAAATTAAATATTCTTGGTATATTAATACCTACTGCCGCAACTCCGTATGTAGCAACAATAACTTTATTATCCATGTCTGATACTTCTGCATATTCAGACTGTCTATCTGCAACTTTCATATCTCCGCTAATGAATGCCCAGTCTGGATTTCTTTCTTTAAACATTTCACCTGTTTTAATTCTATCTATTAATACAAGTGTGTTTCCTGAACTGGCTAAGCCATTAATAATTGTTGTTAAATGGTCTATACGTTCAGGATCTGTAACTAACCATTTAAGTTCTTGTGCATAGTTATTAAAACCCATTACACCATCTTGCAGTTGAAATATATTAATATCAAGGTCTGCAAGTACGCCTTTGTCTTGTAATTCTTTACTGCTTAACTGTCCTATAACAGGACCTAAACAACAAGTACAACCAACTGCTTCGTGTTCGTCTTGTGGTATTGTACCTGTTAGTCCCCATCTAATAGGAACATTTGCAAAAACGCCTCCTAATAGTTTTTGTAATACATCTGCTTTTGCTTTATGTACTTCATCGACCATTATACAAACAACACCATCAAGGAATTGTTCTATTGGAAAATCCGCTTCATACTTTTTGCTTTTCTTTTCAAGTACTGCAAGACTTTGCCAAGTACAAATTGTGTGAGTTTTATCATAGTCTTTTCTGTCGCCAAATAATACACCAACATCTAATCCTAAGTTTTTATAATCACGTTCTGTTTGTACTACCAAATCTTTGTTAGGAACAATAACAATACTTCTACCATACTGCTCACACATATCGCTTAAGGCGGCAGTTATGAGCGTCTTACCGGCGCCTGTAGCCACCTCCTGCAAACTTTGTGGGTTTGCTAAAAAGTTATTAATTACTTCTACTTGATAATCTCTAAGTATTACAGGTTCGCCTTCTGCTGGATGACCTTTGGGCCACATAGTATTTTCGTATCGCAAATCTGTAATAGGCTCGAATGCAAATGACCACTTTTTACGTTGGTCATCTACATCGATTTTATAGCCTGCATCTTGAACTATAGGTAATAATCTTTCCAATAAGTTCATATATGTTCTGCCACCAATGTCGCAGTACCTTACACAACCATCCCATCTGCCTAGTTTGTAAGCAGGCATATGATATGCATAAGGTAAGAAATATTTTGCCGCATCTGACATCTTACGTCTAGTTGTCGGATCAACTCCAGCAAACTTTACGTTTACTTCATCTCGTATTTCTAAAACACATTCAGGCATAATTTATTATACTACCATTTGTATTGAATAGTCAAGTTAAATTCTCTACCTTGTGCATCATAATAAGGTAGTACTTCTGCTTCTTCATCTAAAATGTTTTCTGCTCTTAAGGCAAGACTTACACCATTAGAAAAGTTTTTAGTAACATACAAATTAACCATTTGTAAATCATCTAAGTATTCTTGACCATCAGGAAGGTAATCATATAAACCAGGCTCTCTATCAAATTGCCCAATGTATTTAATACCAAAGTCAATACTATTAAATGTATTTGCATATTCTAATACTGTAGCATACTTGGGTGTTCTAACTTGGTCTGTATCATTGTACTTTAATGTTAATCCAAAAGGTCCAAAGTTATTACTAAATCTAACACCTTTAGTTTTATAGTTTCCGCTATTATAGTACGAAGCAGGAGTAAAGATATCTTCTGTTACTGCATCTGTTAATAAATTACCATCTGCATCATATGTAGCAGGTGTTATAACTATTGTTTCTGTAGAACTACCTTGATATTCAATTGACTCATCAAAGTCATACAAAAATATACTTACAGCACCGATACCGATTTCATAACCTATACCTTCTTCAGGTTTAAGACTAGGATTTTCGGCTACCCAAGAGTCTCCAAACATTTCATACAAGTTGGGTTTTCTATAACTAGTACCTACGTTTGCCCAGAACTGACCTTTCTCAACACCAAATCTCATAGCATGTTGATTATCGTTACCTGCTCTAAATCCAAAGTTATAATTCATTATAAACTCTGCATCTATACTTAAAAATGCACCATAGTTATCATCTTCATGTTCGTTATATTTTTCTCTACTACCGTCAGCACCATATGTAACTTCTAGTTTGTCTGATAGTTTTACTGTGTCTCCTGCTCTGAAGTAATCTCTACTACTTTCGTTTAAGAATGAACTTGCGCCTTCAGTAAAGTATTCAGCATTTTCTTCTGTTCTGCCTATTGTAACATATTCGTTTCTTATACTAATTGTAGTTTTGTCACCGTCTTGAATACAATCATTAGACTGACTAAAACTTGCTGTATAACAATTATCATAACCATATTCATAATCAACATGATGTGCTGTTAATTGGAAATCCCCAAAGTCTTTGATAATTTTTGCACTAGTATTTTCATAAGTGTCTTCTTCCGTATTATCATTTCTAGCATGTTGTTTTGTTGAATAGTCTGTGAACTGTAACCAACTAGTTGGAGCAAGACTGATATATTGATTGCTGTTAGACCCAACCCGAGCAGTAATGCCTCTATCAATAGTATCTTGAATTAATACTGTTCCAGCAATACTGCCTGAACCATACATAACTCCATTAGCACCAGAAATAACTTTAACGTTTTCTCCTGATGTGATATCATGCCCAAAGTCATACCAACCACTTCCTGGATTGTTTGCAGGAATTCCGTTTCTGTAAACTGAGGTATGTACACCTTGCTGACCTCTTTCTCTCATCAACATATTTCCGCCATCGCCACCTGCTGTCCAGGTATGTTCAGGAAGTATTTCACTGATAAGTGTTGTGCTGTCTAAAGCATCTGTTTGTGTAGTTTCTGTTTCTTGGGCATACACAATAACCTCTTCTATGTTTTCCGCTTTAACTTCATTTGCAATAAACAATAAAAACATAACTGCCAGTATTGCATAAAAAGGGCTAAAGTTAATATGGAAATTTTTATCCATTTTGTCCATTTTTTTCCTCGGGGTGTTCTTCCCTGTTAATTAAAGTAACACTCATTGCTACTTCTTGTAATTATACACTTTACTGCGGCAAAGTCAAGTAAAATATAACATTTTCTTGCACATAAGGTGAAGCCCGGAGGGGACCGGGCTTCGTGGTGTCCTATTTAGGGGATGACTAACAATTGGACACCGGGGGAACTGTTAGTTCTATACTTATTTTATATCGTTCCTGACATACAAGTTGTTCTGGCTAGTTTCTGCCAATTGCTTGGGTCCATTTTTCTAAGGTCCGCAATTTTCAAAACCATTCTCAAAGATATCTCCCTAACAATATCTTGATGCTCAGTCATAAAGTCAACAACTTCTTTGTCGCCATCTTTACCAAACTTGTATTCCTCAAGCATACCATCTGCAACTATCTGATTAATTCTAAGAAATTTATCTCTCTTAGAATTCATTGTAAGATCCAAGTAGTGACATCTTGACATAAGTGCCGCTAAGTGATCCTTAATCTTTTTAGAACGAACGTTTTCAAAATCAACGTTAGTAATAAAGATACAACCACCTTTGAATTCAAACCTATCAGGTATACCTTCTCTACGAAGTGCTTGTGATTCTGACTTCCAAGTAATAGTTCTTTTCTTACCTGAATCCAAAGTAGCCTTCAACATGTTCAAACATACTTCGTCAAACAAAACACTATCACAGTCATCAAATACAAGTATGTTACCTGCTTCTGAATTATTGTAAAGAGTTTGAAATAGACCAATTGGTGTAACAGAACCTTTTACAACTTCTGTCCTTGCAGGTTTACCAGCAACCTGTGTCAACATGTCATAATCTTCAAGAACAGTTTCAACACCAAATGACTTACCAACTCCTGGAGGGCCACTTACTATCATACCACGTACCGTACCTTCTGCTACAGCATGAGTCATACGATCCAAAATATCAAAACGTTCTCTGATACGTTCAATTGCATCTGAGTCTGATTCTGTTTCTTTTGGAGTGTTATCAATTTTTGGTTGTTCTGCATAAACACTTGGAGTAACATACTCTAAGTCTTTTGTAGGATCTTGTATCAAAACCCTAATACTTGCAAATTTATCTCCCATCACTTCACTACCATCAACGGTAATAAAAGCACCCTTTTTGCCAATGTTAAGTGGCTTTAAGATTGGAAATACAGTATCAACGATTTCGTTTTTACGGTATGTACCAGTCTTAATTTTTACATAATTTATTGCTTTTGTCATAATGTCATCCCCGACGTTTATGTTTTATTAAGGAACCCTTTTCCCTAACTCTTATATACTATTATACAGATATTTGAGTCAAAGTCAACCTTTTTACCACTTTTTTTGGTAAATTTATATGATTTCTGCTGTTTCAAGTGCCCTATCATCTGCTTGTACCCAATTATATGGGCCTTCGTGTAGTAGGCAAACTAGGTTTTGAATTACATAACATTTGGCAAATTGACCCAAAATTTCTGAACCAATTGGTGGTTGATTAATACATAATCCATGATGGAAGCCTGTATAGACTATGTTATCATAGTTAAATTCTTCAACATGTTTTATAAGATTTGTTGAGGAAATTAACGGATATTTTTTGAATATATCCATTACATCACTGCCGTGCAAATCGCCAACTGTCACCATTGGATTCTTTGGTTCTAGCCAATCTAAATATTGTGATATTTTCATACCGTAATGATGATTTACTGTATTGATATACATATCACGAGCATACACATTTGTATTATTGTGTAATAAGTGTCTTTCGCCATCTGTATTATATTCGTCACCTAATACTTGATGCTTAAAAGGATCTACAATTAGCCACAAAGTTTTAAAGTCATCAGCAAGTGTTTTATATAAGACCTTCCTGTCTTTATAGACACATGAATCAATATTAATTGACATACTAGTCCTTTTTGATGTTTAACATGAATAAGCAGGTTTGTAGACATTTTGCCTGCCATTTAGCATCATCTACAGCACTATGTAATGCTTCTTGGACGCCTTTACGAGGATCTACAGCCATTAAACTGAATACAGTTCTACTATCACGTATTTGCCAATATGCCCAATTTGTATGAACATTCATCTGCTTATATAAGTTCTCTATTATGACCATATCAAATTGTGGGCCCTGGCACCAAATTTGTTCACAGCCCACTAGCCACTTATTAAGTGATGTAGCAAAATCATTTATTTGTACTCTGCCTTCTTCTGCAAATGCAATATCCTGAATCTCTTGTGATTGTTTCCCCCACCATTCTATTGTGCCCTGGTCAACATCTCTGCCTAGTTCTGTTTGGGCATCAATATCAAGTTTAGCATCAAAGAATGTGTGTGGTTCTTCGTTAGTGTAAGGATCAAACTTTACACCACCAACACTTAGTATAACTGCTTCAGGCGAAGTAGCCAACGTTTCGATATCTATCATTGCATGGGTTGTCATTACTTACGTTTTCCGTACATCTTAGAGAAAGTCAATTCTGCTTCTTCCATTGTCAACTGAGGTTCTCCCCATGCTGAACGTTCTTCAGAATTTGTAGTTCTCCATTCATTAAAATTTTGTTCGTAAGTTCTTTTTGGATTATAGTCAAAATTGAAATTACCCGTATCAATTATAATGCTTTCTGTAGTCATAAAATACTCCTAAATATTGTTATAATGTATTATACCGGATTTATTGGTTAGAAGTCAACCTTTTATACTTTTAATTTTTTGAAATATTGCTCGTAAAGTCTTTTTTCCCAATAGTATGCTTCACGTTCCCAGGGTTGATGACTGTAAGGTGTTTTAGAATGGTCAGACCTTTTCCAAGTTGACATTGCTTTTCCAGTTAATTCTCCGGAAATAAATTGTTTTGCATGAACTAATTCATGCGTTAAATTAATTAATATTTCTTCACGTGAAAAACGATAGCCTTCAGATGTTCTAGCAATTTCTATTTCAACGTCTTTTTTATCTCCCCAACAATAACCGCCTGCCTGTTCTTCTAATGCTGTATGTACATATACATCTACATTAACATTGCGTCTTAGTTTAATGGGAATAATATTTTCTAGCATTAATTCGCTAATGCGTTCTACTATATTTTTGTTTTTGAATTGCCCGTACATCTGAATATGGACCATATCTTGGTTCCTACACCTTCTTTTGATGTTGCTAATTATAGCATCTTTTGAGGTTGTGTCAACCATTATTGTAAGTCCATGAAATTGAACAATTTATCCTATTACGATATCTTCCATACCAGCAGTTCTTAGACGTGTGATATGTCCTATTTGCCATTGCTTAGTATCTAAGCCTTTCATAATACCTAGGTATTTGTTTCTTAACAGACTGTATTGGTTACAAAGGTGCTGTAGGTTAATTACACTTTCTTCGCCATCTACAAACTTATCAGCATCTCTACTTGATAATGTTCTGTTGTAACTTTCTAAATATTTTCTAAATACTCTACTACGTTCTTTACGCAATTCAATATTTAAGTGTTCAAGTATTGCTTCAATCTCTTGTAGTTGATTGAAACGATGTTCTGTAATGCCGGGCAAAGACGCACTAGATTTCTCCAGTGAGCCTTTGATTCCGCATTCGTACTTGGCTTCTTGTAGTTCCTTTTCATAGTAATTAATTGATTCTACAATTTTACTTAAATCTTCTACTACAGAGTTATACCAGCCTGCCATAACTTAATCCCATTCCTCTTCGTCATCTTCTTCATCAAAGCCGAAGTGTCCAACAATAGCATTTTTCATTGCCGAGTCAAACATGTTGATATTTTCCTGAATATCAGACAAGTCTAGATTTTCATCAGTAATTCCAACAAGTTGTTCTGCCGCTTGTAGCCTATCTTTTTTAGGAATATAATTTTTCATACTATCCCATAGGTCGATTAAAAAACTTAAATCAGGATTCATTGCTCATATCCTCTATGTTAGGGTCATCTACCAAAGTTTCATCATCTACTAAGTCATCGAAGTTTTCATCTCCAACAACTGGTATTTGATTCCACTCGTCCATAACTACTTGTAAACGTTCTTCAGTCCACTGCTTTCTAAACTCTTTGATAATCTCTCCTGTAACAGGTGATGTATATTCAAGTTTATTACCAGTTTTTGTAACGATACCTTTTGCTTCAAGCAATTCTAAAATACCTGAGTAAGGATTCATTCCTGTCTCATATGGTATTTTAACTTGTACACTTTCAAACGGTTTGCTGTAACGAGTTTTCATTACTTTACATGCCGCTCTAATACCTTGTACAGTACTAGTTTTATTACCATCCTCATCTTCTTTGAGTTTAAGTTTCTTCATTGCAACAACAATACTACTTGCATACACAAAGCCTTGTCCTCCACTGATTTTATCATCAGGGTCAAACATATCTTGTGATGCGTATGTGTGGTTAGTTGCAACTAGCCCAATTGGATGTGGTGCTAATTGGTTTACTGTATTTCTAACTAAGGCTGTTAGTGCCTTTGGCTTTCTACCCATATCACCTTTCATGTCGCCTTTTTCAAATTGTGCAACATCAGTTGGTGTAAGTAACATACCTAAACTGTCTATAACAAACAGCATTTTAGGTTGTTCATCGTATGGTAAATCACCATAGTTAGTTTTATAGTCTTTCACAAACTCACTGATTGTTTTAGCAACATCATCAATCATGCTAACACTAATTTTGAGAAGTTTCTCAGGTGTAGTGTCTACATCTAATGCTTGTAGCCAATCTTCGTCTAGTGCGTTTTCACTGTCAAACAATACAACCTGACAGCCGTGGTCTTGTGCGTTTTTCACAAGGTTACCAGAACAAATAAAACTTTTACCTGAACCGGATTCTCCAGCAAATACACTCACTTTACCAAGAGGGACTCCTTTATGGAAGTCCCCACTGATTAAGTAATTTAGTGTGTAGTTACCAGTTGATATCCAATCCTGTGGATCATGGAATCCGGCGCTAATGCCAGATATTCCTTTTGTTATACCCGTTCTGAACTTTGTTAAATCAAATGGTTTCTGCATAATATTCTCCTTATGTTCTATTTCTGATCATATTGAGGATATCATCCGCACTTGGTTTCTCTCCGCTTTCTGCCGCTGGTGCAGGTGCTGGTGCTGTTGCTACAGGCTCTGCTGGTGCAGGTGCTGTTGCTGGAGCCTCAGTTGCCGGTGCAGTTGAAGATGGTACAACTGCTTCTGCCAGAGGGGCATTTGATTCTGCCTGTACTGAAGGTGCAGGTGTTTGTATTTTAACTGCTGATGCAGGAACTTCAACACCATAAGGCTTATAGAAGTTACCCCATTTTTCAACATCATACAACTCACCGTCTACACTTGCTTGGAACATTTCAGCAATCGCTTGTAATTCCTCTTGACCTGGTCTCTTAGGTAAGAACTCAGACAATGTGTACAGACCGTTTTGATCAACCGCCGCAAGTTCAGTTTCATTTAATGCTCTCTCTTTACGAGCCCATTTAGATGTACTGTAGTCTGCGTATTGACCTTTGGTTGTTTTAGTTACTCTAAAATCTGTACCATTCATGTAGTCAGTTGGTAGATTTTCCATATCTGGGTCCATCAATGCTGATTTAATAATGTTAAAGATTTGAGGTGAAATAACAAAACGTCTGATTGGATTCTCAGGTGATGTTTCGTTAAGTGGGTTTTCAGTTACAAATCCATTAAAAATGTAACTTCTTTTTTTCCAATACTTACGACCCATATCTTCTAAAGAAGGATCTTTAAACCAAGGTCTAACCTCAGTTAGTACTGGACAAGTATCGCCATACATTTCTGCACATGGTACTTGTACTGTTACAGGTTTCATATCCCCACCTTTTACGCCTGGGAAAGTCAAACGAATCATTTGTCTTTCTACCCAGAAAAAAGTGTTGTTAGTATCTGCGTCAGGCAAGAACCTCAATGTTGCTGAAGTGCCTTCGTCGATATTCCAGTGTGGATAAATGGCGTTGTCGCCGCCTGTTGATGATTGGCTAGAACTTTTGTTGTTCTCCATGCTTGCCAATTTAGCCCTTATTTCTGCCAAAGATGCCATAATAATTTCTCCTTATATGTTTTTGCCATGTTCGTAACATTTCTGCTACTGTGCCTTATTTTATATTCTTTGTGCCATGTTGTCAACCTTTTTATAGTATTGCTGACAAATACTTTACATAGTTTAATTAGTCGTTGTGTTTATACTGCTAGTAAAATTCTGGCCGTCTTCTACAAAACTACCAATAAAGTCTTCATACTTGTCAAGTTCGTTAAAACTTTCTGCATAAACAGGCTTACTGTTTCCTGCTGATAAAAGACTTGCCTTAACTGCTCGGTATTCAAATGGATCTAATCCACCACCTGCGTTAAGTTTGGAACCTATGCTGTCCAAATAACTTGCTAATTTATGATCTTTTGCTGTATTACTTAATTGTGAAACTTGGTAACCTAATTTAGCATTTGCATCTGCAAAGTCTATTACGTCACTTTCTGCTAACTGATCTTTAACACCGTCAAATGTCTCTGATTCAATTGCTTTAACAATATAACTTTCAAATGCTGTTTGCTTACTGGAAAGTTGTTTTAATGTTTCAACTGCATTTGCAATCTTGTCATCAAAATGTGTTTCAGTAAACTTGCTTTCTAAATCTATATCGTCTTCCAATATTTCTACATTACTGTATTCGCTTATACTTTCAACTGCTGTTGCATAAGTTTTTACTCCACTTAATTTCTTAAATGAACTTTTTATATCATTGATATGTTCTTTTGCTAGTACTACAAATGTTTCATTTTCTTCATTTACTAAACCTTGTTTGTTTACATAACCTACAAAGCCTCGCAATGTTTTAAGATCTTCGCACATTTTTACAATGCTTTCGCCAATTGTGTCGTGCATAACACCACCGTTATATATGTGTCTTGCCATTGCTCTAGCACCTGCTAAATTTTTACTTGGAAAAGCAATTCGTTCTTCATTTGCTTGTATAAAAATTTTGCTAATGTTTCTACTACGTGAACCACGTACTTCTTCATTTACAGGCTTGCTGTGTTTAACAACAATTTTAACACTATCTAATGGTTGATAACTTGTTTTTGTAGATCCAAATGCTGAACCTAAACTTGCTTCTTGTACTACTGCCATATCTTTCTCTTTTGTCTTTGCAACATTTACTGTTTCACTTTGTGGCTTTAGTGTTTTACCGAATACTCTAAAATCTAAATTCATTAAGAAGTCTCTTGCAACATGATCTAGTTGTTTTCTTAAAGTGTCAATATCTTCTGAATTTTCACTAACACTTAATTTTATCTCTTCTGTGGGAACATTAAGTGTAACAAGTAAGTTTGGATCTTCAACAAAAAATCTAGTTGCTTCTGCTGGATCGCCAACTATGTTGCCATTCTTATCAAATTTGTCAACTGCATAACCGTAGCCTTTTAATAAATTAAACACTTTGTCTGCAACTGTTTTTACACTAATAGCCATTATATATTTATCTCCTACTTGTATTTATCAATAATAGTAATTTATTATTCATT